AGGTCTTGAATGACCCACTAGGCAGAGTGTCACCGCGCTCTAAGCAAATCATTGACGACGCTCACGCAAGCAATCATGACAGTGGTTTCTATGACCGACGCGCTAACGACGAGGGTAAGTTCTGGACTGCCATTGGTAACTCCAAATGGACAACCGCTGTTGGTGCTGGATTTGCAGCCAAGATGTATAACTCTGAAAGCGCAGTAATGAACTGGGCTTGGTCGTACCGTGTTTGAAAGCCCAAACGGCTATAATAGAGGTTCCGCAACATCAGCAACCTTTAATGAGAATTATCATAAACTCATACAGACACAGTTTGAACCATACACAGTTGCTCTCAAGGCATGGTCTAAGCGTAATGACGCTACCTATTTGAACTCTGGCTTTGGCTCATCCCAAACAGGACGTGCAGGATTTAACAGAGAGGTCATGCTGGAGATTAACGCCCGACGTAAAGGCGTCAGTCACTCACAAGACCCTGATGTAATCCTAGCTGCTGACGGAATAAATAACGCGGCCGTTACATCCCACGGCATTGCCAAGGGACGTGAGGGACAACCTTCCGTAGACGGTTTCGAAAATATACCGGAGAATGCATTTTACACGCCGTATAATTGGTCGGGAAGCAAGATTGAAAACATCATCCGTAACAGTGCTGACCGAGATGCTACTCGGCAGGCCATTACAGAAGGCTTAGCAGAGGCATACCGGGCAGCGGGAATGGCACAGGGCAAAGATGCCTTAGCTGTAGCCAACGCCGTCATAAGGCGCGCCCAGTTTAAAGATGCGGAAGTTGATACAAGTGTTCTATCCCTATTACAGGCTGACGGCAAAGAGTTCTTACGAGACGCACTGCTGGAAGATGGAAACTCACAGAGAGCCGTTGACGGAATTATGAAGCGATTAGTAGGCGACCAAGCTGAACGCGCTAAGGAGGGCTTTGCTAAGTCCCGTAATGAAGTTGATATGGCACAGACTATCGTTCTACCAGATGGCGCGGAAATCCAAGTCGTTGACCTATTGAGCAATGACCTGTTCGGTGATTGGCAACGCTATACACGAAGAGTGTCTGGTGCTGCTGCCCTAGCTCGTCACGGTATCACTAACCGTGCGCAGCGTAAGGAAATCATCGATGCCATTCATGTCGAACAGCGTTCCGTTGGTGAAGAGATAACTCCGCGAGAGGAGCTTGAAGCCATGTTTACAAACTTCGACGGCGGCGCTACTAAGGGCTGGTCTAAGACAATGGGAGGTACGCCCCAAGAAGCTGGACGTGGTATCGCCACAGCAAAGCGCATGGTGCAACTCGCATGGCTGAATAAGCTTGGCCTTACTCAGTTGGGTGAGACAGGTATTATGATGCAACAGAACGGTATGGCCTCTTGGGCCAGACGTGGGCCTATGAACTGGTTGAACAAAGAGATTAAGGCAGGAAATCAAGAGCTTCTTGACGACCTAGCTTTCTTCACTGGCTCCATCGGTAAAGACCACGACTACTTCGCTCAGCATTTGAACCTCGACGAGGTAAGTGTCCTTGACCGTGCAGACTTTCAGAGTAAGGCCCAAAGCCATATATCGGATGCTGTGTATGTCCAAGGCTTTACATCCTTGTTTAACCAAGTCCGCACCTTCCAGCAGAAGACCGCTGCACTAGGAATATCCGATAAGGTGTTCCGTGCATTACGTGACAGTATGGAAAGTGGTGAATTAGGCGACAAGCTAGAAGCCCGTTTGTTCTATGACTTCGGTCTGGACGGTGAGGCCATAGCTCGTATGCGTAACCTCATCCAAGATGGTACTATTGAGTTTGACACATCTGGTAAAACCGCATTTGTCAATAAGTTAAACATGAGTTCATGGGACGCAGACCTAGCAGAAGAATTTGCTGCATCGGTCACACGTAATATCAACCAAGTTGTTCAGAAGTCTATGGCTGGTGAGCAGGATGCATGGATGCATTCAGGATGGGGAACAGTTGTTTCTCATTTGAAAACATTTCCTATGCAGGCTACTCAGAAGCAGATGGTACGACACTTCCGTCATAACGACCCCGATGCCTATGCGGCTGTCGGATACTCATTGGCTACCGCCATGGTGGCTTCTATGGTAAAGGAAGGTGTATCATTTGATGACCGGAACATGGACATGGGCGACCACGCTAAACGTGCGTTCGCTTATAGTAACATGACCGGATTTATCCCAATGGTCTACGACCCCATGGCTACAATGCTTGGGTTAGACGACAAGCGTTTCAACCAGTTTGGTTCTCATGCAGAGATTGCCCCTCCTATTCTTTCGTTCGCCAATGACGCGATGCGCCTCCCCGGTGCATTGGGTAAGGCAGCGCTTGGGCAGGCAGACGGCTCAGACAGACAAGCACTCCGCACGTTACCATACGCCAACTCATATTTGATTGGTGATATGTTAAATGCAGGTGCAACAAGAAACCGGGAGTAGGTTAATTCCTACTCCCTCAACTTAAGGAGAACCCTATGGGTCTTTCAATTAATACCGTCGCCTATGAAGGTGGCTCTCAGGTATTCCCCGTCAACTTCGTACTCGGTTACTTGGACAGAGATGACGTACAGGTTCAGATTAATGATGAAACTGTAGCGGGCGTTCCAGTTTACAGAGACTTCATTTGGATTGACGATAACAACATCGAAGTCCTAGACACTCTGGAAGCAGGTGACGAGGTTACAATCACCCGGACTGTCACGAAGACAGCCCTTGATGTAAACTTCTCTGATGGCGACAACGTGACGGATGGCAACCTTGACCGACAGGCCAAGCAAGCCCTAATGATGCTTCATGAGATATTCGACGGACGTACTACTGGCCTTGAGGCCGTTGTTGCCGCCGCGTATTCTAATGATGCTAATCGCATTTCGGGCTTCCATTTGGACGAACGTATTGATGAAACTAATGATGCTCTTGATTTGGTCACAGGCCGTGTCACTACATCTGAGGCTAATATAAATAACCTTACAACAAGCCAGACAGAAATCTATGAACTGTTAAGCGGTCTCCGTACCGATACAGACCGTATAGACGCCGCGCAGAACGCTGGTGTCATAGGTGTAGAAGAATTGGCCGACCTACCTACAACAGACGGCTCAGGCCGTGTCGCATACGTTGGCGGAGCCTCTGCTGGTATCTATGCTGACCTTGCTACAGGTTGGACTAAGATTGTTGACCTGCTTCCGACAGCATTCGACGACAGGTTATCCGATATTGAGGCAAGTCTAGACGTTGCACTCCTGACCAAAGCATTCCCGGAATTAGACGGGACTAGCTTTGATGGTACAGGTGACCTAAACTTTTATGATGGTACAACTATCGGCGGAGCCTTGACAGGTTCGTCCCGTGGTCTTCATCTTGCGAGTGGAGATAGTTCTGGTGCAGGTGGTAAGTGGATTTTGGAATACAACTTCACAGCCGCTCAAATCGCACAGTATCTTGGTCAAACAGTTAAACTCGTAACCGTATTCGGCTCGACAGATAACTTCCTATCCGCCGTATTCGATGGTTCTGACGTTGATGTCAGTACCACGTTCATGCGAGTGGGTGGTACAGAGATTATTGGTAAATCGGGTACTGGTGCTTCTGCTGTCTATCCCGGAGAACGAGTTGAGCAGATTAGTGTAAACGAACTTGAGGTTCAAGTTGAGCGACAGTTCGCAGGTAATGAGGACGTAATTCGTTTGGATTTCGCTTTCGATAACAACGTGTCTTTCTCGGAAGATGTCGGCCTATATGTCAAGAGACAGTATTACGTATTTGAAACCCCTGAAAGCATAGACGAAGCTATCAACACGATTGCTGCCTCAGGTCGGATTAAACTGACTAACGTGCATCAGGCTTCTGATTACCGTGCATACGGAAACAATGGTGCAATCGAGACTTATAATTCCCGTGGATGGACAGCCGCAACAGGTGAAACAGCTATAGGGTCATTCGTGGTAACAGAGCTTCGCTCGTTTAATATTCCAGATGGTACTCGCGTTCGTATTACGCATCGTTATGAATGCTCTGATGACATCTTAATTGAAAGTCCCATGAGCTTTATTGGTGTCGGACGTAAACGTAACAAGAGTGCTCCACGTACTACTGGATTTACAGCTAACGTAGTTCAGACATCAACTAACGTCGTTACTGGTACTATTGATACAGACATCCTCGGAGACGAGAGCGGTATCGACGCGCAGATTACTGTTGTAGGTTCTGCTGTATCCCGTACATCAGATGCGAAGCTGAAACATATTGGAACTGATTTGGAAATCCTTTCATATCCCGAAGGTTATACTGCTGACGGTATATTGAATGAGTATTCCAATGACGCTGCATTCGTAGTCCAAAATACATTCCGTACCCATAACAAGACGTTCTACATCGACCCCGCTGGCGGAGCCGATTACTTGCGTCTATGGGATGGTACAAATGAGAATGGTGGAGGTTTCTCCCCTCTTAGTCGTGTAGCATATAAGTGTGCTCCCGGATTATATCTTAACGAGATTGATGCTGGTCGGGACATAAATCCTGAAGATTGGTCTGTCATTTACTCCAACCGCCCTGAGCGTGAGATTGTATTTGACTTTCGTCAACCTGACGGAACTGCGCAGCAGTCCTTAATTGACGGTTTCCTAATCGACGAGAGTGTTGATTTATCCGGCTGTATAGTTCTTGCTGAGAATAATCGTTATGGTGTCCATGAAGAAAGTGCTGCCTTACCTAATGGTGAGATACAGATTTACAAAGACATCACAGTTATTCATTACGGTGCTGACGGTTGGGGTTCCCCATCTGCCTTTGGTTCTGGTGGACACTCCGATAAGAAGGGACAGTATATTCGCTTGCGTTTGGAAAGTCCAACACAACCTTATGGTATCCATGACAACATAGACATGGAAGCACCAATGGTTCTTCATTATCGTTCAAGTTACTTCGGAGTAACAACACCCGGTTCCGGTCAATCGTTTGGCTTCAATAACATCGGTGGTGGACTTGTGTCTGAGATTTATCTAGACCACACAGTTCATAACGACATTGTTGTTATTGGTCAGTCTGTAAACAGGTCTGAACTCGCTTCATCATATCCTGCCAACTTCAATGGTGCATTGATAGAGCGTAACGGCCCTGCTATTGCGTGGGTATCTACTAGCAAGTATGATAGTCTAGTACTCCGTTCTCGTGACGTAGAAGGCTCTTTAGCCTCTGTAGGCGGTGATGCAGGTTACGACCTATTCAACGGTGCTGTATCTATAGAAGGTGGTGTAAATTATCCGGGCTGGATTGGTTCACAGCAAGCTATTGCTTTGGCACCTAGCGACACTGGTAATTATCACCCTGACCTCAGTCTTGCTACTCGTTTAGGAGATTGTTCTACAACATCCAAGTCACTCGTAGTCAACTTCGAAGGTGACGAGACTGCTACCTTAATTCTGGACGCTGATTATTCAGTCATGAATAACGCAACAGTTCTAGCCGCGCTCAACACTAAGTTGGCCGCATCAGCAGTAGGTACTGGTAGAGCGTTCACTATTGAACAGCCATGGCACAACCGCGCCAAGGTGGTTCAACCAGACGCAGAAGGTTTAGACCTAAACCGGGAGAGTTTCGTAATCCGTAAGGGTGAGGCACTTGAATGGGTTGAGGGCGGCGTCATTCGCGCTTCTTCAACCACGTCTAAACGAAAGTTCGCAGGTATCGCGCTTGAGGAAGCCCTACCGGGCCGACCAATACGCTATCAGCGCAAGGGATTTATAGCCCAAGCGCATCTCATTGCGGCTAACGCTGTATGGGATTGGGACGATGGTTTCGTCCTCGGAGACAATGGGACACTTGTGTTTTCTGTTGATGAGGAAGACCCAAATATCGTACTTCGCGTACTGCGTACACGTACTGGTACAACTGATAGTGAACTCGGAAGATACTCCTTCTACATCCGACCATAAGAAAATAGCCCCCGGTTAATCGCCGGGGGCAACCCACAGGACAATCAAATGACAATAGAACATGAGTTAGAGCTTCATCGCATAATTGGCGGTATTGCATCTGATACCAAACATATCCTAGAAAATCTAGGTGTGCAAACACGTAGGCTAGACGCCCACAGTGACCGCATTAAATCACTTGAGCAATCCAAGTGGAGAGTTATAGGCATGGCTACTGCTGCTGGCGTATTATTCCCGTTGTTGATTGGAGTGGTTGAATACATCATCTTATCAAACTAAGGAGACCACATGGCAAAATCAGCCGCAACAGAGAATGAGTTAGGTGGACTGCATTCGCAACTTACTAAAATATTCTCTAAGGTATTAAACGGGTACGAGGCCAAGCTGCTTATAGCAGAAGGCGTCCTGTCTGACCTTGACGAAAACAGCGACGCAGAAGACGTCGTGTCGGCCCTCATGGCCGCTGACGTGCAACTGCCTCCTGCTATGCTAAGTGCCGTGGCGAAGTTCCTAAAGGATAATGAAATCAGCGTTGACAGTGAAGAGCTTGATAAGCTCTCTGCTCAGGAAGAGCGCCTACGTAACCGTAAGGCTGTTCGACCAGACCTGAAATCCATTACTAACCTCAGTGTGATTGAGGGTGGATAACGAGCACTATAAGCTCACGGTCACGGAGCGCTGGAACCAAGTTCGAGTGCTCCAAACAGAATACGCTGACTTCAACGTATTACTATATGATGTAATCAACGGCCTTATGGGCTTCAACTGATGGGCTTCAACTGCACAGCGAACCAAATCGACATGGGGGACTACCTCCAGCATGGCCCGCTATTCAGAATGATACAAGCCCAACGGGGCCAAGCTAAGACGACTGTCACTGCCGCCTATGCGGTGTGGCGTCTTATTCATGCCCCCCCCTGCCGTATCCTTATCGTCTCATCAGGCGACAAGATGGCTAAGGAGATTAGTAACTGGATTATCCAGATTATTACCGGGATGGAAGAACTAGCCTGTATGCGGCCTGACCGCAACAGAGGCGACAGGGCTTCCGTTGAAGCTTATGATGTCCACTGTGACCTCAAAGGCCCGGAGAAGTCTCCTAGCGTGGCCTGTGTGGGTATTACATCTAACCTACAGGGTAAACGCGCCGACGTGCTCATCGCAGATGATGTAGAGAGCCAAAAGAACTCCGCTACTGCTGAGATGCGTGAACGCCTTACCCATCTGACCCGTGACTTCACGTCCATTTGTTCCACAGGTGACATTATCTACCTTGGTACACCACAGTCCATCGACAGTATCTATAACGGCTTACCTAGCCGTGGCTTTGACATCCGTATATGGCCGGGACGTTATCCGACAGAGGAAGAAGAAGTCAACTATGGGCCTCATCTGGCCCCCCTCATTCGTGAGGCAATGGAAGCCAATCCTAAACTCCGCGTTGGCGGTGGTATTACTGGATTGCGTGGTCAACCCACTGACACGGTAATCCTCGGTGAGGACGTTCTCGTGAAAAAGGAGCTTGACCAAGGCGCTGCATACTTCCAACTCCAGCACATGCTTGACACTCGTCTTGCTGACCAAGAGCGTTTCCCGCTTAAGATTAGCAAGCTCGTGTTTATGGATGTACCGGATACGAGTATGCCAATCATCGTCAGATACGAGTATGCCAATCATCGTCAACTTCATAGCCTCTCAAGAATACAAGCTGGCAACGCCATCTGATTACCCTATCCGAGACTTAATGTACTCTGCTGCATCCTTCGGCCCCGAATTTGGGAGCTTCCAAGGAACGCACATGTATGTTGACCCGGCTGGTGGTGGACAGAATGGTGATGAGACCGCCTACGCTGTTACGAAGTTTATCGCTGGTAAAGTGGTGCTCGTTGACATCGGTGGCGTTCCCGGTGGCCTCGGACAGAAGTCCATGGACGCCCTGACTGCGATTGCAGTTAAGTGGAAACCCCACCAGATTGATATTGAGGAGAATTATGGTAAAGGTGCATTGTCCCAAGTCTGGCGACCCATCCTCTTGAAGGTACATAAGTGCAACATTGAGGACGTATGGGAGACTGGACAGAAAGAACTACGCATCATTGACACTTTAGAGCCTATCATTGGTACTAACCGTCTAATAATTGACAAGAAGTTAATCGAACAGGATTGGGCCAGCGTACAGCATTATCCTGCTGAGCGCAGAGCATCATACAGCCTGTTTGCACAAATCTCTCGCATCACACGGGACAAAGGTGCCCTCTTCCATGATGACCGTCTGGATGCTCTCGCTGGCTCCACTAGACACTGGTTAGAGAGCCTGTCACAAGACGAACTCGCTGCACAGGTAGCCGCTCAACGTAAGTCGTATGAAGAACTCATGCAAGACCCGTTGGGCAACGGTAGACCCATGCCGGGTTGGGAAGGGATGAACTCCCTTGGACAACCAAACTTAAACTCACTAAGCGCATTGAAGCGCCGCTGGTAAAACGAAAGAAACATTATGACTACTAAGACACAAACCTCCGAAGACAAGACTATCACCGAAGAAGCCAAAGCCACTGCTGAGCGCAAGGAAGCTATCCTCGCCAAGGTGGGCACTAACTCTGCTAAGCTGCCATGGGGCCAAGACAAGCAAGGAATTACGCTATTGCTCCGTCGTGAGGGTTCACGCGCCATTGGCCGTATGGGTGGACGCCCTGAGCGCCTTGCACTCGTTATTGAGACACTTGAAATCCTTACGGAATACGCAAAGGTTAAATTTGAGTTTCAGAACGACCAGAAGGTCAATCGTCGCAAAGCTGCCGAGGCCCGCGCTGCTGTAGAGCGTAACGCTCGTCGCACAGAGGCCAAGAATGCAATCAAGACACGTTTGGCTGACGCTGCCGAGGCTAAGAAAGAAGGCGTCCGTCTTCAAGCCGCGTTCGATAAAGAGTACGGTACAAAGTAATGAACCTAGCGTCGTTCTTCGGCGCGGTTCGACCCTACATGAAAGGTGGTATTCTCACTCAGGCCCAAGTGGTCGGCTGTGAGACTATAATCCTTGAATGTTTTGAGCAAGACATTACTATTGAACATACCGCTTATATTCTAGCGACTGCCTATCATGAGACAGGTGGACGAATGGAGGCAGTTCGAGAGGGATTTGCCAAGACAGATGCAGGCGCTCGTAAAGCCGTCGCTGACTTGTTCGCACGAAAAATCATAAGTTGGGATTATGCCCAACCTGAAAGTAACGGCCGTAGCTATTATGGTCGTGGTCTCGTGCAACTTACTCATTTAGACAACTACGCAAAGACAGGACATGCCCTTGGGCTTGACCTCGTTTCCAATCCCGACCAGATGCTCGACTTAAAGACATCGGTCAAAGCAATGATTTGGGGAATGACTACTGGAGCCTACAGGAAGAAGAAATCCTTGGCGACAGAGCTTCCCTTCACAGACCCCACGCTACAAGAATGGACACTTGCTCGTGACATCATCAATGGTGACACTCGTAAGAACGGCGAACGTATCGCCCGGTACGCTCAATTCTTCTATAGTGCATTACAAGGAGCCGTATAATGGGTATTTTCACAACTGGTCTCATCGGAGACCTCGCTAAAGGCGTCTTTGGTATCGTAGACGACCTACATATGTCAGGCGAAGAGAAAGCGGATGCTAAGTTCCGTATCTCACAGCTTGCCGCTGCTGCTGACATCGCACAAATCGAAGTCAATAAACAGGAAGCCAAATCCGGGATGCTATTCGTATCCGGCTGGCGTCCCTTCATTGGCTGGACGTGCGGCGTCTCCCTCGCATGGACATTCATCCTCGCGCCTATCATACAAAGCGTGGCCACTTACGTCGCCACCTTCACAGGTAAGGTTATCGACCTCGAAGCACTACCTGTGCTCGACCTTGCAGTCATGATGCCTATCCTGTTGGGAATGTTAGGCCTTGGTACACTACGTACATACGAGAAGGTTCAAGGTGTAGAGCGTACAGCGCTCACAGATGTCGCCGTCAAAGCTGCTGACAAGCTCCGTAGGGGCCGTAAGCGGGATGGCACGTAATCCTAACAGCCGAAGCAACCAACTGCGTCAGAGACGTCTACAACGCCAACAGTTACGTATCCAACGCATTGTCCAACAGAGGGGCAGTGTGGAGGACGCGGCTGTGGCACAGGTCGCTATCGAAGAAGCTGCCGACATCGCTGATGAGAAAATCAGTGAAGCCGGGTCTATCATTGAAATCAACAACGGTTCTCAGGACATCCTACTTGAGAGTGAGATTGCCGACTTACGTCAGCGTCTCACTGAGCTAGAGAACCCGTCCATACCATAAGGAGCCACCATGGCTAGCAATAACCGGGTAAATGCCCGTTCCGCAGAGTTCACCACAGACGCTACTGGCGCTCTGGACAACTCTTTCACCGAAATAATCCCTGCCGGGGAAGTTCGTAGTTTCCTACGCCTGTTTAATCAGTCCGGGACATGCTACGTACATTTCGGTAACGAAGTGCCTACCACAGACAACTCATACCTAATGCTGGCTAATACCCGGCTGGAAATTGATGTTGGTCTATTGGGCAGTGTTAAGGCCCGTACAAGCACGGGAACTGGCAAGCTATACGCCGTATATGCTTAATCCGTCAGGAAACGGGCATATCTTAGCCCATATGGTCGTAAATAAGTGAAATGACCAATCACACACAAAAGAATAAAGTCTCTGAGAGCGTCTGTATGGGCCTCTCAGAGGCTATTCCATTAAGGAGAACATTATGGATACTGTATGCGCAGTCATATTTCTAGTTGTACTGCTATTTAAAGAGATATACAATCAAACTGTAGACCGGATTAAAGGGTTATTTAGATGACCACTACTCTACTACTTATATTATGTGCTTTAGCTTTAATCGGAGCGTGGACTATAGCAATCATTGTATTAGCTATAATCCAGATGTCATCATGACAATTCAATATATAGCACTGGCCATAATTGGCACGATGTCATTAGCTTTATCAATTTACTTGATTGTCACTGGCTTAATCGAGTTTTTTAAAACATTTATTTTTAGGTGAACAACATGATTGCATTCCTAGCTGGTTTAGTAGTCGGTGGTGTAATAGTCATCGCTGTTACCGTAGCTTAAACCCAATTAAGAAAAAATGATTTAGAATTGCGAGGGGGTATCTAAACATCTGACCGCGTTGGTTTCCCCCCTTGCCCCCTCTTTATATCCGCGTTCATTAACATTGGTAGGCCGATGTGGTTACAGCGCTAGGGATACATGCTAGGGCAAGCGAGGGCATCTATCTTCTTTCAAAACACGGGGGGCAGGCTTAATGCACACCATAGGAAGAACAAATAATATATATATGGGTATCTATGGCTATGGGTATCCCCCCTTGTTATAATCATCTTATTATAGCCTAGTGTTATATCCCTTAATAACATATCCTTTTATTAAAGCTTAGGTTATCCCTGCCATGCTTTCATTATACCTCTGTATTAATACCCATAAATACCCATAAATATGCGCAATATGCTCATTAGGATATGCGCCAAATGCACAATAGGGATATAACCAAGGGATATTATACAAAAAAGTTTATAAGCTTTTCATATACTTAGCATGGATACGGCCGATTTATGAAAAATAATGCTTGTAATGCTCAAATCAATATGCTTTAAACCTAATTGTTGAAACG